TTCGCGCCATGGTCCCTTCATAAATCAATCCTGCGAACAGTCAAAACCTATGGAGGGCTATATGGCACCGCGCCCCCCAAGGATGGGGCGACCGGCGCTTAGGCCTCATCGACTGCTACAGCGTCCTCGAGTGGCCCCCACCCGAGTACGATCGGGACGCTGTGTAGAGCATGCAGTCTAAGTATGAACTCCATCTCACTCTCCTGCCCAAGGCCGTACCTCTCTTGGGTCAAGATGTAGTTCAAAGGTGAACACCTGTAGCGTTGGTCCCCAGCCATCGCAGTCCAATCCACCTTTCCGGTTGGCCGAATCAGCCCATCCCTGCATAGTTCGTAAGTCCGGTCTGCGAACGGCCCGAGAAACGGGACGTGCCCGGAGTCCACACGTACCGAGAGGGCCGAGGCTGCAGCGTTGGCCGCCCCAGGCAGGGTAGTGTTCGTACCCATCCTCGCGATGCCCCTAAAGGGCTTGGACCCCAGAACCGTAACATCACGGCCATCCTCAAGTCTGGCATACCAGAACAACTTGGAGCAGAATTCCCAGTCGCAACGGCGCTGAGAGGCTTTCTCTTCTGGATTAAGACCCAAGGAGACTTGAAAGTCATGGATCTTCTTAACCCAGTGCCCCTGATCCTCAGGCAACAACAAGAAAGAGTCGTCGCCACACACGAGGAGAAGGAAGTCCACGTCGCTCTCCAACAGCTCCACGAACGTCATCGCTAACGCCACGGAGTCAGTCAGATTCGTGTCCATCCTTCCAGACGTCATCTGCAGGTCTTCCACATCCAATGCGTACTGCTTGCTACCGTCCGTATCCACAATAGTGTACACCTTGTGAACACGGAGATCATGTTTACGGTAGAAGAGCACGGCGTTGTCCCGCCGTTCACGTTCCGAGTAGGCTTCTGTTCTCTTCGGCGCGTAATGTACGCCGTTAGGCGTTACGCCACGCGAGCGAACCCGCGTCAACCAAGAGACCATCCATTCAGGCATGCCCAGCGTTTTATAGTACTCAAACACAGGGAGTTGGAGTTTGAATCCGAGGGTAGCGTCGTACGTCGCCATATCCCCACTGACCCCGATCGCGTTCGGGTGCCTCTCCAGATAGGTATCAACTACTGCGCCGACTGCACGAAGAGTGTAGCCGGAACAATACATGATCCGTGAGTGGACACCGTCCCACGCCGTGCGCACGTGCTCATAGATCTGGCTGATGACTGGTCCCGTCATCACCTTATCAACGTCTTCAGGCGGCTGGATCAGCCTCGGCTTAACAGCTTTGGCAGCATCAGTCCGCACCGTCGACGACGACTTCTCGATCTTGAGAAACGCGCGCGTGGGCACAGGGGGAATCTGCTGACCTTGGAAATGCTTCCAAACCTCAACGAGGTCTTCCACATACTGCTTCGAGTAGGTCCTCCGGAGTTTGGTCAACCACCGTTGGAATTGCTCGAAGGAGGTATCAACCGAGCCATTGACCCGCTTGAACTCCTTGGCCAGAAACGCTCGAGCGTACTTGCTCAGCGCCCCGTCTTCTGGGTTCCGCCTTTTCTTCAGAACCCGATTCGTGACAGCGGATTGCTCAGCCTC